AACCGTTGGAGTAGCCGAAGGCCCGTTATGATACTTAACAGTGGCCGGCGTCTGAGCACAAACATTAGCCAATGTGCCATTGGCGGTGTCGATTGTTACGGTATTCAAACTCGCACACGCAGTAACAACACTCCATCCATTTGATGATAGTGGAGAGTAAACAGTTAGTATTGGGTCACCAGCTTGAGTCTTTGTAAATTTCAACGTGCCTGTGCTATTATTTACAAGGCCATCGTATGGCGAAACCAACTTGATGTCACTAGCAGCAACGCCAGCCGCGATTAGCGCATTGTAGTTAGCCGAACTATTAAGTCCAATATATCCGCTATCTGCAACTACGCCACCATTCAATGTAATAACAAAACGGTCTGGTGTAGACTGGGCGTCATAGTTAAATGTGACATTTCCATTTGCCGATCCAGTTGTAACTGTAGTCTCAGATGTCAATGCAGTTCCAGTGTAAGACGCCGTAGCTCCGCACGCTATAATATTCCTATAGTCCCAAAGCAAGTACAAGTACTGCTCATTGGACGGTGTTAAGTAAGAGAACGTTCCGCTATACTCAGAGCCAGCAAGTGTCATTGTGACAGGAGTCGCAAGAGCTATTATCGCCGCAGAGTCTTGATCTGTGTACTGTGTATTAGATACCAAGTAGTACGCCTTGTTACCAAGGCCCGGAAGGAATGGGGTAGCTGGAATACCAGATGGGCTAGTAGTGGTGTTATAAGCAAACAATGTCACCGTGTCTCCGGGGTTTGGAACGCCATCGGTTCCTCCAGGAGCTCCAAAGGTATTAAACAAGCTGACCGGGGCCAGAGTAAAGGACGTATCGGTAAACTCGTATCCAAGTGTACCAGAGCTGCTATAGTTGTACTTCTGCGTGCTGACAGTGCCACTGTCTCCGCTTCCGCCAATAACTACGCTCCCCCTTCTTACAAGTTGCTTTCCTGTCTGAATTACAGTAAATGTAACCACGTTGCCACATGAAGCGGTAATTGTAAGAACTGCACTTCTTGTAACCAGTGTATTATTTACAGCTATGTCTGCCATAATATCTTGATCTCCTGTTCCACTCGATGGAGACACGGTCATCCATACCGGCATCCCGGTGATCACCCATCCTGAGTTTGACTGGATATCAAATATGTTTACAGTTTTTGCCGCATTATCTGTTGTTATAGATAGCGGAGATATAGACAGTTGACAAGGGTTAGATGTAATATCGTTTGAGGTTAGTACGTACATCTGACTGTACGGATCTAGAACTCCGATCTTCTGTTTGTTGGTTCCGGTAATAAACAAGTCTCTGAACCAGTCCTTCATCCCTTGGATAGAAATTTCTCCTAGGTCATTTCCAGATATGGTCAATACAACGCCACGCCTTGCATCTGTAAAGAACATGTCGTTACCCCATGTAGCGAAGCTCTCTGGGTTTAGACTGATACCGTACTCGCCAACGAAGGAGATCTGCGTTCCTAATACCTCTGGTATGCTAGCGATAGCTCCACCACCGGTAGAGTCACTTAGTAAGTTTTTTCCGTAAAGCACGGTAGATATCTTATCCTCTTGGAATACGATCAAGTTTGTGTCACGAGCGTATAGCTTTTGAATACTTCCAAAGAAACGGTCAACGTACTTAAAGTTAGCAGTAGATAGGTTGAACTCGTTTAGTCTGTTTGTTCCCGTGTCCTGTCTGAACACACCACTATAAGTTAGTCCGTGTGGAACACGTTCCTGCTCATAATTCTCAATTGTAGAAGAAACACGTGGACTGTACTGCATGTACGATCCATTAAAGTCATCACGAATACGATCGCTCTCAACACCATTTCTAAAGCAGTATGCATTGTATACATTCACCAAGTCTACTACTGCAGGTTTCCGGATGGTTCCCGCTGTATCTCTAGATTGGTTTTGACCATTTGTTCCAGAGTGTAGCCCATTAGTAACCGCGAATGTCTCTGTCTCGTGGTATATGTCGATGTCGGTATTCTTTGGCTGTGTCTCAATTATGGTCTTATTTTTTGTTTGAGTAATTACACAGTCTACAGTAAGAATAGATCTAAGGCATGTTCTAATATTTCCACTTTTAAATTCATCGCTATTTGCATCTGCATGCCCGCGAATGAACATTCTAATGTCGCCATTATCTGTTTGTTCTACTTGGCTACAAGATTGACCTCCAGCTTGAACGTCTATATAATTGCTACACCTTCTAAAGAATACTGTCTGTGCACCTTGATTTTGATTCCTAGCGGTCATTGAGAACTGCTCGTATATAGAATCCTCAAAAAACCACTCCTCAATATTTATATAATCTCTTGACGAGATAAAAGTCTGTTCTGGTTGGCCCTCTCCTCCGGCAACTCTTGTTTCGTTTATTTTAATAGTAATAACAGCTCCGCCACTAATAGTAGTAACATTTTTAGGGACTATTGCAACACCACCAAAATTATTTAATTCTCCTAAAAACAATAGTGGGCCATCAAAAATAGTTCTAGAAGAAGAATTTCCCCATCTAGATCTTTGATTTATTCTCCAAGAATCACCAATTGTATGTCCAGTTGTTTTGGCAAACCTGATTGTGCATAAAGTTTTTGTACCAGATGATATTACTTGATTTGCTCCCGTAATTGCAATATTTTGAAAGAGAGATGCTCCGGAAACATCTGTAGAAAGAACTGAGACTTTAAAGGTATCTATACCAGATGCGTTTCTTCCATCAATTTCAATTCTTATACGCCTATCTACCGATACGCTTTCTGATTTATTTACAACAGCCAAGTCATTTGTGCCAGTCCCGTAAAAAACAGGGTCTTCAGTAAAAGAATGAGTATTAAGTATTGGTATTGCGGCTGGATCGCTTAGTGCGCATGGAAAAATTGCCCCATACAAAGAAGCTTTTGCAGAGTTAGCCCCTCTGCTTGTTGTTTTGTTTACAATTAGATTAGTCGCAGAAAATGCAGTATTTCCGTCGGTCTTTACCTTCATGTATACGCCAGATATCTGTCCTTTTTTATTATTTAAAAAGTCCTTTGCTTTTACGACTACATCAAGGACTTTAAACTCTGTATTGCTATACGTAATTCCATTTGGATTAACCTTAAACACTATGTAGTCGTTGGCGTGAACCTTGTCCACGTCAGACTCGTTGATCATAAAATACGTATAAATTCCCTCGGTATAAAAAATGTTGGGGAATATAGTGTAGTACTGTCCCTTTGCTTGCTTTACAAATATCCTATACTTCGTAGCAAATGCGGGAGCCTCGCTTATTATATTAACCTTTAAGTAATTGCTTGTATCTGAATTTGCCGATGAAACACTTGCTGTGTTTGTAGTCGATGTCAATACGGTGCTCATTCTACCGTAGTCGTCCATATAAGATATGCCAACCTCGTAGTCTCTGTCAGAGTGAAGCGTCTTTACCGGCGTGTTTACAACATACCCTATATTAAGCTTACTCTCGCTAACAACACTTACAGAGTAATTCGGAACAATTCCCTTTCCAGCTATGGATACAATGTTGTAAAACTGCGTATAGTTTCCGTAGATAATTCGGCTGCCAATTAGCTCTTGAGCCTTTGCCTTTAATGGAACGTTGTCAAATAGTCTTGTTAGTTGGTTTGACGGCAATACGCCATATACTTTGTTATTGGAAAATCCAGAGAATGTAGCATTGGTTCCAGAAAATGTAACACCTTGGATATTATTCAATACCAAGTCCGCCCTTACCAAGTTCTCAATTACGTTAACATTAGTACTAGCTGCGTCCTTGAATAACAACTGGATCTCTTTTATGTTTGACCCGCCAATAGAAAAAGAAATATCTATAAGGTTGTATGTGTTCTGCATTGACTTGTTTACACCAGTCCCATAGTCAAATGTAAATACACTTGGTTCAAATCCAACAACAGAGAACGGAGAGAAAGAAGAGTACTCGTTGTTCATGTACTTGTACCTGTAAGCGAAGTACAAGAATTTGTCCTTGATATTGTTTGATGCGTTAGAGTCATTTCTAAAGACCAATGTAGGTGCAGCCAGTGGTGGCTTTACAATTACGTTTATACTCTCCTCTGTGAAGTTGTTGTAAGCGTAGAAAGCCTTTGTATCAACCCTCCTAGGTGGGTTTAAATTGTCTGTCCAGAATAATAGACCACTAATGTAATTTACACCAGTGATTAAGTATTCAGAATTGAAGTTTAAGACATTGCTAGATCCGCCTCTAGTGTCCATTGCAATAATGGATGTAAGGCCTGTCTGTGAATTGTAAGATGCAATGATGTTTCCCGTAACAGCCTTTACAAACCAGAAGATTAAGAACTCGGCAGGGACAGCTATAGAGCCAATCGTCTTGGCCCCGGCCAAAGAGAATGCACTTCCAGAAAAAGCAGTCGCAGCGGCAGCTAGTCCGCTCACCTGTGTATTACCTAGCTCGTTAGCTACAGCGCCAACACCGGCGTCCTCAGAGGTTCCTACGGTTATGTTAAGAGCATTACGATACTGCCCGTTTGGAACTAGACGCTCGTCTAGGTCCTTATTCATTATGCCGGATACCAGCGACCTTGTTATTTGCATTATTTAATCCAGTTAGATTGATTCCGTAATACCATCAACAATCTACCAGAGTGCAAGTTGCTCATCCTAATCTTTGCGTTGCGAAGAAGGGCTGACTTCTCTTCTCTCGCTCTACGAACGATATACTCCTGTACTCCAACACGATTGTTTAAAATACACCACTTGATATAGCTATACATGAAGTCCTCGGCAAGCTTGTTTACCTTGACCAATGAGTCGTCACCGTTCTCAAGACCATCGGAGATGTACTCCATCACCAATAACTGGTCAGACATCTGAGAGCTGAAGTTAATCACGCCAGAGCCTTGATCGATTCTGAAGTTCGGATTACCGTTGGCAGTCTCTCCGTTCAGGCCGAAGTATCCGCCCAAGTCATAGTTAAAGTACCAATAGCCATCTACAAGCCATCCATATCTTCCGTTTGCCCAAGCGTCGCCGGTGAACAATGACTGCGTTCCGCCTTGGATTCTCTTTATGTCAAGCTCAGACGTGCCCGTAAGCACCTCTCCGTTCTGATCGTATAGGATATTGTCACTAGAGTCCTTTAGGTATGTCTGTGCGTAGTTTACGGTCTTGCTCTCTAGTAACGGGAATAACACGCCCTCGTTCTCCAATGAGATACGAACGTAGTTAATGTAGTCAGGTGGCAGTATCAACTTAAGATCTGGGCCAATCCTAAACTCAAGGACACGAACATTCCTAGCCGCATCGTAGTTGAGTTCCTGTATAGAACGCTTTGCGTAGAACAGTACATTGTACCTGTTCACGGTTCCGATCAACTTGTCGTCACCAACATACATAAGCATGAAGTTATTAACCACGTCAGCAAGGCTGACATACTGGTACTCCCCATTATTATTGGGGTCTGAGTAGTATTGTTGATTGCTTATATATGCCATTATGATTGCTTGGTTGACTCTGCGTTTTCTCCGGCCATTGCGAACTGAACCACATCGGCCTCACGGATATTAACACCAGCGTATGAAAGGATCTTGAAGACTAAGTCGTTTTGTGAGCTTTCCGAAAGCTCAAAGTCTTGATAGTCAACAGCTGACTGGTTGAATATAGGCGACCCTGACACGACAGAGTATGTCCACTTAGGATCAACAGGATAGCGAACGTGCAGAGCGCTGACATTCGTTTGGATTGTGCTCGGATATACATAATAAAAATTCTCCTTCTCATAGTACGCAGGGTACGATGTAGTGGGAGCCGTCAAGTTTGACGAGATAAGGTTCATAATTTTGGTGTGAGCCACGTACTCAATCTCTTTGTTAGCGTAAAGTAGAACGTTAACAAAATAAGAATTAGAAGGTGCAGGAAAAGCGCCGGCACCAGAATTATACGTAAGAGTCGCTTGCTCACTAAATCTATCAATTTTTTCTGCAATTTGTTTTTGAATATCTGAGTAGCCATCGTTGGCCATTCTGGCGTTTCTTTTATTAACCCAGTTAGTGTAATCGTAAAATTGTTGTTCAAATATCTCTAGCTGAGCCTGCTTGGCAAACAAGTTGAACTCATCCGGTGTAATATAACCGTTGTTGTCCTTGTTTATGATAGCCATAACAGTATTTCTAACCGTGTTAATCATGTTCTCACAAAGATAACAAAAAAAGGCCACCCCTCTCGAGATGGCCTTAGTTTTAAATAGTCTTGATGTTTACGCTACGGTAATTCCGCTAACTGCGTATGGAAGACCTGATACAGTGTATGCAACATAAGTCCAAGGAGTCTGCAAAGCAGCAACTACGGAATTTTGAATTGCGTCACGCTGTGTCTCGTCTCCTGCACCAGCAGTAGCATGTGTAAGTGTAACCACTTTGCCACCACCGTAAACGATAGTAACTGTAGTTGTAGAGGCTTGCTCAATCAAAATGATTCCTGTAGCCTGAACTAGCTGATTTTGTTCGCTAGTAACTGGGATGCTTAAAAATTTTTCCATACAACAAATATACGTATAATTATGATAACTTAGACTTCACCATCTCTAATACTTCTTTCCCTTCAGCAGACTCTAAGTATGCAGTCAAAACATACACAGCGTCTTCGCCCTGCTGCACGTTCATCAACTTACGCTTGTTTCCGGTCATGTTAAACCAGATCTCACGGTTATTGTTACGCATACCAAACAAGCCCTCAGAAAGCGCCTTAGAGGCTAAAGCTGTCTCGGTCAATGATGGGTCGTTCAACATCTCTAGCAACTGAATTGGATACTCTCTTGCGTACAACAAGATGTCTCTCTTCAACTCTGGAGTAGTCATTGTGTCAACTACAGGCCCCCAAACCAATCTAGCTACAGCTAACATGGTATCTAGGTCCATATTTCTAGCGGAGATCTGAGCGTCTAGCTCTACATTCATGTCCTCGATGTCGATCATAGCCTCTTTTTCTGGATTCAACTCCATAAAGATCTGGCCATTTAATGGATGGATATCCAAGAACTGTGACAAAAGAGGATTGTTTGCTGGAACTACCAAGGCTCCATCTTCAAAGACAACAGGCTCGACAATTGCATTGTCGTCTTGTTCGTCTTCAAATACAGACTTTTGGTTTCTTGCATAGCGAAGAGCACGGTTAGTCTTTCCATCGAAGTGGAGCAGTGAAAATCTTTTAGTGTTACGAGATGGCAACACATAAGTTAACGGGGAGGTGCTGGAGGTAAGGACAAATACCCTGTCCTTAAGCTCATTTGTAGATTTTATCATAAGTAGATTTAATTGTTGGTACAAATATAAACAAAAAGGGTGAGTACATTGTACCCACCCCTTGTGTGTGATAACCTATTTAAGATTAAGCAGTCTTGAACAAGAAGAAGTTGTTCGCGCCCAAGGTGCACAATGCACGCTCAGACAAGAAACTAACTTTCATTGCATCCAAGTCACTAGTAGCAGCGCCACCAGCAGAACCTGTGATCCAAGTCTTGTATCTGCGATTCTCAGTTTCGCTAGCACGGTAACGAACGTGCAAGAATGGACGCTTAGCGTTCTTACCCATAACTTGATCGTAAACATTAGTTGAACCAGCAGGTACTAATACACCGTTGATTTCACCACCATTGATACCACCACGAAGAGTAGCATCGTTTAAGTATTTCCAATCAGTCTTGTAGAACTCATATCCACGCTTAAATCCAGAGAAGCCCAAAGTCAAGGCCATTTTCTCGTCGTTGTTGAACAAACCGTAGCTAGTTCCACCAGCACCGTAGCTGTTTTGAGCAGCCAACATATCATCGATATCGAAGCTGAAGTTACGGTTCAAGAACAATACGTTCTCTTGGATAGCACCTTGCTTGTCCAAACGTTGGATGATAGCATCGAAGTCAGCCAAAGTACTTGGATTTCCACCAGCCCAAATGTTTCCACGCTGTTCAACTGTGTAGAATAAACCTTTAGTTCCTTTGTTACCAACATCACCAGTTACTGCGATAGCACCAGAAGCGGTTTCAGCAGGAACACCTTCTACCATGGCCATTTCCATGTAGTCTTCGAAACGCAAACGAGTTTCGTGCTCAGACTTGATGTACCACAAGTATCCAGTTGCACCATTTTCAGTAGTAACTTCTACCCATCCGATCTGAGCCATGTCAGAACCAGATACTTCGTAGTTGTCCTTGATGATGATAGGAGAGTTGTCGAAGAAACTATCTTCAGCCTCCAAAGAACCAGACATACCGTTAGCTCCTTTTTTGAATTCAGAACCATAAACGAATGCAGTAGAAG